GCCGACTGCTCATTGGGAGGACACGAAGAACGAACGACGCGCTTTAGGCTACTGTCTTCAGGCGAATAAACGGGCGCCTGATGGCCGAGTATGGAGTAAACATACGCTACCTCCTTCCTGGCTATACCAAGTGCCTCAGTCGAATGAAACAGTGAGTCCTCCGCAATGGCATGACGTAGTTGAAGGATGGCTGCTTGAAGAGCCTCAACAGCGTGAGATAGTATGGGTCTTTGATGTACAAGGGAATACGGGCAAGACATGGTTTATTAAACGCATGGTGAAAAAATATTTCTGGGCAACCTTCTGCACCTGCACAAAGAAAGCGGACATTGTTTCAAAAGGGTCGCGCGATATAGCAGCATATCTACTGTCATACCCACGTCAAATGCAAGAAATGGTGGGAATTTATGCTGCGATGGAAGAGCTCAAAGATAATATGTTCGACAAAGCTAAACTGCAAAAGGTCCCGGTCAGTGTATGTGAAATGTGGAATCCACATGTATTCGTGTTTGCTAACTGGGCGCCGCAACGTGAATATCTCTCAGCTGACCGATGGAATGTCTGGGAAATTGTCAATGGAAATCTCGTAAAGCGATAATTGGGGGCTCGGAAACTCATGTGAAAAATGCTTCTCTTCTGGGGCGCCACATCGTGTACTCCTCTTCACATTGAGATCCTTCACCCTGCGGGCTAGGGTCCCCCCCAAACTGCGCGACCTCCCAAGGTCGGTGCGCAGGTAGGGGACCCACCCTACGCTGGTCCTTCGGGTGAAGGATCTCAATGTGAAGATGCGTAACGATGGGGCTTGGCGGCACCGACCTTGGAACTTAGGTGTGTCAAGTTACAATGTAAGTTGAATTAGTAAAAATTTTTTATTAAGCATTAACGTCTTTATTATCAAGACGATAGAATGTCACATAATATGTAAGACGAGCAACGTACGCTACGGCTACATTACTGCCTGTAGCAATAGTACCTGCGAACACTGTAAAACATGGAGCGATGAGAGGATCTGTAGTGAAATTTCCCTCTGCGAGGTCAGAATCAATTACATCGCGCTTACCAACAAGCTTCCTAACTGAAGCATAGGAGCGAACGGTCTTTGAACCTCCATTACCATATCGAGTAAGCTGCCGATACTTAACATCCGGCTGAAGAATAGCCGACTCGATATCATTGACGTTGCCAGCTTGCGCTGTCGACGAAGCTGGAAAGACTCCGAACAAATTATCACCAATACCAGTGGTATCAGAAGTAGAAACAGCAGATACACGAATGGCACATGCAGTCACAACCCAACGACCATAAAATGAATTGAAGTCTGCATACCAAGGAGGTTGAGAAGAAGTGAGTGACCCACCAGGGTCATTGAGAGCAGTCATGATAAAATTGTCGGAGCGATAGGGAGCACCACCTGACGAATCAAAGTTTCGTGTGATGGACCAATACAGCTTCGTCCGAAAGAAATTGGGCATTACCCTACCAGGCATGCCCTTGTACATGATGGACCGACGGGTCACCTTACCAGAGCGACCACGACGACTGAAGCGGCGACGACCAGCCCGCCGGCGGCGACCGCCGCCTCCACGACGACCAAATCTTGGGCGAGACCTCCGCCGCGCCATTTATTTTTGGGTGTCGCGAAAAAAAAATTTTCTGGGTGGTCATTATTAAAAATGACTCACCTGACTCACCTGACTCAGCAGGCTCGGGACAAGGGGGGTAACACTGTCCCTCGCGCTAGAGGATATCGTCAATGGGACTTTACACTACATGAAGGTCTTGACTCACCTGACTCAGATATCCCAACTATTTTGGGGGTGAGTCACGAGGGGTACATTGAGTCTGTCGGCCTGAAGTTGAAGGACTGGGCAGTACAGGAAGAACTGACCTCAGATGGAAAACCCCATTTACAAGGTCACCTGAAATTCTCAAATCAAATTCGAAGGGAGACATTGAAACAATGGTTGCCGACTGCTCATTGGGAGGACACGAAGAACGAACGACGCGCTTTAGGCTACTGTCTTCAGGCGAATAAACGGGCGCCTGATGGCCGAGTATGGAGTAAACATACGCTACCTCCTTCCTGG